TATCTGTATTTTATAACTTTGATCAGGAACAGGTCGTAAAGTAATGATATTATTATAAAACATCATTGCTTGAGGACGATTAGCTTGGTAGGGTATAGCGGTAAAAGTAACTTCATTTCCCGAAGGAATTGTATTTGAAAAAGTAACACTAATAGTACCTGTTATATAATCAATAGTTCCGATTTCAACATTATTTGTATTAGATTGTATCCATGTTCCATCAGATCTATTTGTAGGTACATCTACACAATTAATTGCACTGTTAGTTGAATCTATGGCCCCTACAGTTACAGAATTCTGTAAAATAGGAACATTATCAAACGTTGTAGTATAAGGCCCAGCTGTCCCATCTCCAGTAACAGTAGAGACTATCTGAGCTAACATTGGATAAATCCTAAAAAATTGCTCTCTATCTTGAGTATAAAAACATTGATATCCAGCTGCGTAAACAGGAGGATTAATTGTTATATAAACATCTACTGCGGGCTCGTATTGATCTACTCCTGAACTATTTGTATATGTATAAACTTGCATTGTACGCAGATCATATTGATCAACGTTTGCTGTTGTCATAAATTCGAATACTGAAGATTCAGTAACTAGTCTAAGAGTTTCAGGCATATCAAATAGATAAAACGTATTAATATATTCATCAATTTGAGAATCTGTTATCTGATTAGAAGAGGGGCGACCTGTTAGTCGCCTTACTTTCGTTCTTATATTCTGTAGTGTACTACTCATCATCTGCCATGAATTCTAAGCTATCGAAGCTACATCTTTTAACTTTTTTACCTGCATCTATTGTAGGTAACCCATTTGCATCCATAACATAAGAATGTTTTGGATACCAACAATTTTGATTTAAATGTTTTGCAACCATTAATGGAATATCATAAGTTTCACCATCTACCATTGTGTATTTTAAAAGTTGATCTCCTTTATACTTTTTAAAACTAAAAGTAAAAGAACCTCCTCTTGGTTCATAGCATCTAAATATTCCTTTAACCATCTTATGGTCTTTTTCTTGCATTTTACGCATTTCATCAGGCGTAATTTTTCTGGTATTTCTTGGTTTTGTAATTAATTGTGTTGGCGCTGACATTGTTTACTCCTTTTATTGAAAGGGGGATTTCTCCCCCTAATATTTACTATGAATTGCTAACGCTAAAAGATTTACCAGCTCTCCAATAAATCACATCAGATGTAGAACCAGCAGGACTATTTGCTCCAGCTGCTAATTGCATACCGATATAAGATGTATTGTAAGTTGCATCTCCTAAGTTATTAGCATATGTTCCATTAGCTGTTTCACCCACAGGGATAACTAAAGCTGGGCTGAAAGGAACATCTGCATTGACTGGGAATGCAAATGCAGTAAATGCACTTGAATCAATGTCAACTGTGATTGTATTTCCAGTCGTAACTGTAGTATCAACTGAAGTGATATTTCCAATAAGACCGTCTAGCTCTACCATTCCATAAGCTGAAGGTACGACAAATCTAACTGCTTGTCCTGCTGTATAACAACAGTAGATGTGCCAGAACTTGAAGCTTTAGTTATGGTTCTATGAACAGGATAGAATTGAGGATCAAATTTAATCCGTCTCCAAGATCCTGTAGTACCTGCCAAAGCAAGTTGATCCATATAATCTAAACTAAAAGTAGTAGTACCTAATGTATTATGACCTACAGTAAAATCAAAACCACCTAATTGTTGAGCATTAGTAGTATTGATTATTCTTACAACGTCACCAGCAACTAAACCATTTGTTCCCGAATTGGTAACAACTGGAATTGCAGCAGTTGAAATAGCTGTAGTTGTTGCGTTTAATGTATCTAGAGGGCTTGCACTTGTATCTAAAAGTGTAAAACCACCAGACGCCATCGCATCAATTAGGTTTGCAGCATTCGCAGCATTTGATTTTTTATATTCAATGCCTGTATCTGCTGACATTCCACGTTGCCAGTAATATTTAACTCCTACTGCAGTAGTCTGATCTGCATCAGCTATTGTATAGTTAAGTACTTCCATCCAGTCGATATCTGATCTAACTTGGATTTCTGTCACTGTACCATCTGAAGTAAAGCGACCTTGTTGAATTATTGTTCCGTCCATTATAATGCCTCCTATGCTGCTAATGTGGCGCGTAGGTTAATTACCCATGCGTCATTAGTGATTCTAGGAACCTGTGCGAATTTGTATCCCACAGAAGCGTTTAACGCTAATGGCCCATCATAAATTGGTGGACGGTAAATAAATTGAGCAGAATATCCATCTTGCTCAACAACTGCGTATGCTTCCATACCAACGCAGAAGATGTTAAATACATCTGCGCCAAGATTAGATGCACCTACAGATACAGAACCTATAGAAGATAGTAAGAATCTTAGGTTAGAAACCGACCCCCACTCTTCTCTTAAGGCTTGCATAGGAGAAGGATATTGCGCTTTAGCAATAAATCCTTGCACGTTCTCCAAATCTCCAATAAGTTGAGTAGAGCCTAAAGCAAAATAGGCATCTCTCACTGGAGCTGTCATTTCTGTTACTTTTATGACCTAGTTTCCCAGGCGGAGGGTCTTGTTATTCCCCTCTCACTAGCTTTCGTCTAGTGTCCGGACTATCGCATCTCTAAAATCTATATCCCAATTATGGTTAATAAACTCTGGAGTCTTTTCGTTTAGTCTCTCAGGCTGTTTGAACACTAATTCAGTTTCATAATTTATTAATTCCACTGGATATCCACCTTCAGAATTATAAATATATAATTTATAAGTTTTCATCCTTGCCCCCTGTCGCCACCGTCTTTACGCTGCGGCTTCCAAGTCGATTAGAAAAGATTTTGATTCGGCACACATTTTACCGAATTTATCCTCACCCTCGATATAATCTGCGATGGTGTAGGCATTGTTGTCAGCCAACGTTCTAATTACAACGTCAACATCTGAACGTGTAATTTCTGTTGGATTGTCTCCGTCCGTGCCACCTGTACAGTTGATGAAACTTGATGTAGAAGCGAGCATGTTTCTTGTTAGTTCGTCTTCGGTTTGTCTTAAACTTACCCCTAATCGTTGAGCCGATTCATTTAGAACTGGGTCTTGGTTTTGTAAGGTTCATACTGTTACTTTCAGCTTTTTCTAGCTTACTGACCAATTAAAAATTGGCGGGGATGGCACTTCAACCTTCCCTCTTATAGTTTCCTATAAGATCAGACTGTCGCTTCAAAGGGCGCTGATAAATCGCGTCCCCCTCTGCCTCTGGGCTCAGTCGTTGCTGGTAAAGTAATCACTCCATTGAGTTTCCTCATTGAAAGCCAAGCCTTTTCGCGTTCAGCTTGAATTTCAGGAGTTATTCGAACGCCGTTGCAGCTTACCCACTCTCTCATAAAGCGTAGACAAAGTTCTGCTTGTTCTTTTTTTACTAATAAAAACGGCATAACTAGCGGTAGGAATTCTTCGATTTCTTTTTTAGTTCTAATCATCCATCTATACATAGGGCGCTTATGATGATAAGGCTTTTCCTCATGTACAAAACCAATTTTAGTTGTATTAACAATAAAATCTAATGGTTCACGTTGAAGCATCCCCACCCGAACACCAGGACTATAATGGGGATGAAAACATCCACTTTTAGCTCTTTGTTCCATAAATGATTTTGATGCCTGCCGTTGAATCATTATTGATCCTTCTCCATCTATTATTCCTGCGATATACGCTAATTTTACTTCTTCCATCGGGTTACCTTACAATGTTAGTTCCGCATAGATTATACATTACTTAGGCTTTCCCGTAAATCACCAAAGGTTTTAAGCAGGCAATCCTTACTCTTTTACCTGCTCGTTCAGGATTATATACGTCATTGGAGGTCCTGAACATTACGGCACGTTTCTGCTTAAGCAGCCTCCTGAGAACCGTAAAAGTCAATTTGGGCGTCAATATTGACGGCAGTCAACTGTTGCGGAGGAGGAGTAACTCCAGAATTCCCCAATGGTACAGTTGCTGTTGCTAAAGGATTATACCTTCTCATTCTCAAAGTAGTACCACCATTGCGTGGCATTTGTTTGAGCATAGCAGGTATATTGTGGATCATGTTTGGCACAGGTACGGACAGAAGTTTATAACTAAACGACTGCTGAACTGGTGCGGGCAAACTTGACGTAGTAGTTGTCATGCGATACCTCGGTTAATATTTACCTAGCTTTAATTGCCTGCGACATCTCACTTTGGAGTTGTTTTTTTAATTCTGGGGTTAGACCTTTAGCAAAGATATTGGCTTCTGAAAGAACACCCTGTCCACGGATTGCTTGAGCCGAAACAGGTCTTCCGTGATTTTCTTTAACCTGTTCTTTTTGAGCACTGTAATTTTCTTCATTTACAAAACCCAACGCTTTTAACGTTTTATAAGCCGAAACACCTTTTGCATAGAGATCTGGCCCAGAAGTAATTGACGCATACAATTCTGGCTCAGTTGTTTTTAATTTTTCTAAATTTTCTCTATTCACAACTTGATCGAAATCATTGAATTTTGACTTAAGCCTCATTTCTTCAGCAGATAGTTTTGTTTGCTCCATGGCTTTAGAAAGGCTTCGTATTTGGCTTCTCAGCTTCTTAACTTCCTTTCCTTCGACTAAATCATCATCATTGATGTCGTTGTCTTCATCTTGGGGCTGTATTTGCTGTTTTTGAGCTGACTGCTCCATAGCTTGTTTTAATTCACGTACTTCTCTTTCAAGTTGCTCTTTGGATTCTCGTAATCTGTTGAAATTTCGGTCTTTATCCGACATTTCCTTCTGATATGTAGACTCCGTAGGAGTATGGTTATTTTCTTCTTGAGATTGAACGACTTCCTCATGCTGAATTTCTTCTTCTACGTTCTGATTGTCTTCTACCATGTTTTTCTCCTGTGCGTTCGACGAAACGCTAATTACGTCATTAAATGGCAACACCTTTAACGCAGGCTAAACGCATAAATTGCCTAACTAACATTTAATAAATAAATAT